CTGGCAAGAAATTGTCATCCGAAAGACGTGAAGCTATGCCGATTGCCGTAGGGCAACGAGTACGTTTTGGCACTATGAACGACAATCCCAAAGAGGAGTATCTTAAGTTCACACCGATTAACCATAATGGTGAAAAGTGTTTGTTGCTTTCATGGCAAGATATATGTTGGGTGCAGGATGAATAATTTTTATACTTATGCTCATACAAAGCCTGATGGCACTATTTTTTATATTGGGCAAGGCACAAAAGCTCATAATCGTGCTTTTCATAAAGGCGGGAGAAGCAAATATTGGCACAATATTGTCAATAAGTATGGGTATCAAGTGCAAATATTGGCGGATTGGGAAACTTCTCAGGAAGCAAAAAATCACGAAGTCTTGCTTATTTCGTGTTTAAAAGACATGGGAATTAAATTAGTAAATTTGACAGATGGTGGCGAAGGATTGTCGGGAATGAAGTTTTCTGATGAACATAAGCAAAAATTGTCAAAAAGCAGAATTGGAAATCAATGGGCTAAAGGGCAACAATGGTCTGATGAATCCAAAATGCTTATTGCAGAGTCCAATAGACGCAGAAAAGGTATTCCTACTGGAAAAGCCACTTTTGCGGGCAAAATGCATACAGAAGAACACAAGGTTTATATGAGCCAAAAGTTAAAAGGTAGAGTATTCTCCGAAGAAACTCGTTTAAAAATGAGTGCTGCACAAAAACTTAGATTTTCTAAAACAGAAGGGTAAATATGGCAACTAAACCTGGTCTTTATGCAAACATTCACGCTAAACAAGAGCGCATCAAGCGTGAAAAGGCTGAGGGTAAACCCGTAGAGAAGATGCGTAAAGTAGGAGCTAAAGGCGCACCTACCAAGCAAGCATTTATTGATTCTGCTAAAACTGCAAAGAAGAAATAATGGCTACTAAACACGACAAACCTATCGCCCATAAGACTACCGGCAAGGGCAAAACCTACAATCCTACCGACAAAGGCGCAGGAATGACTGCTAAAGGTCGTGCTGAATACAATGCCAAAAATGGTAGCAATCTGAAAGCTCCTGCACCAAACCCAAAGACCGAGAAAGATAAGGGTCGTAAAGCATCATTTTGTGCAAGAATGGAAGGCGTAGTAAAGAAAGCAAAAGGCCCAGCAGAACGAGCCAAAGCTAGTTTAAAGAATTGGAATTGTTAAACCTAAAGGGGGAAGTATGTTTGATCGTATTATTGATTGGTTACGCAAAGTCATTGGCCCAAAGCCCAAGCCATCTAATCAATGGCATTTTCCTATTACTGAGGACTTTGAGCCACGTAAAGCAGAAATTAAAGCAAAACCCGCCTTGAAGAAGGCAACAACCCGAAAGGAAAAGACTGTGCCATTAAAGAAATCTGCAAGCCCAAAGGCTTTTAAAGAGAATATTAAGACTGAAGTAAAGGCTGGTAAACCAGTAAAGCAGGCTGTCGCTATTGCGTACGCTGAAAAGAACGCTGCTAAAGCAAAGGCTAAAAAGAAATGATTAATTTAAATCTTGAAATCGCTGAAGTAGAGGCAATCCTTAAACACGTTGGTAACGCTGCCTATGCAGAAGTAGCTGGATTGATTGCTAAGATTCATGGTCAAGCTACAGCACAAGTGCAAGCTATCAAACAGACAAACGTTGCAGAAATACAACAGTCCGAAAGTGTTGCGTCAGAACAACAGTGAAAATCGAACAACGGCCCATCGAAGCCTTAATTCCCTACATAAACAATAGCCGTAAACACTCTGATGAACAAGTGGCTCAAATTGCAGCCAGTATCAAAGAGTTTGGTTGGACTAATCCTATATTGGTGGATGGCACTAGCGGGATTATTGCTGGTCACGGCAGGCTATTGGCTGCTCGTAAGCTCGGCATGGATAAAGTGCCTGTTATTGAACTGGCACACCTATCTGATACCCAAAAGAAGGCTCTAATTATTGCCGACAATAAATTGGCTTTAAATGCGGACTGGGATACGGAATTACTGCAAATAGAGCTAAAAGAGTTATTGGATGATGATTTTTCATTAGATTTGCTTGGATTCGATGCAAAAGAGCTAGATGCCCTTTTAAACGCCATAGAACCGACTGTAGGGCTTACAGATGAAGATGCTGTGCCTGATGCGCCAGATGAGCCAAAAACTAAGCCAGGCGATATATATGTGCTTGGTAATCATAAGTTAATGTGTGGCGATAGCACTAGTATTGATGCTGTAGAAAAGCTAATGGATGGCGATGTTGCAGAATTAGTATTTACAGACCCACCCTATAGAATGGAAGTTGAAGGCGGTAGCAATCAATTAGTAGGAAGGGCAGCAGCTAAATTAGGCGAAATGATTAAGCACCTTTGCGAATTTGACCCAGTAGCTTTTCTTAACACTTTGCCAACAGTTTTTAAAAAAAACACATTAAACGCTTATATTTTTTGCAATAAAGATTTAGTCCCTGATTACTTACATTGGGCTGTAGAAAGTGGATACGCTTTTAATATTCTTTTTTGGAAAAAACCAAATGCTATACCTTTAGGTGGGCAACATAGACCTGATGTTGAATATTTGCTTGTTTTTAGAAAATCAGCGGTTTGGAACAATGGCCTAAAAGATGTTAATTATTCTAAATGTTTGGAGCATGGGAGAGATATAGGCAAAGACCATCCAACTAAAAAACCTGTTGAGCTTATTGAAAATCAATTAAAAATATCATCAACGCCCAATTCTGTTGTCTTGGATTTTTTTGGTGGTTCAGGATCAACCATGATTGCTGCTGAAAAATTAGGCAGATGTGCTAGGATTATGGAGCTTGATCCTAAGTATTGTGACGTTATTGTGAAGCGCTGGGAAGAATTTACAGGCAAGCAAGCTATATTACTTTCGGACATATAAAAGATAAAAATGCAAGGCGTAGAGCATATTCCAACCGATGACAGCAGAAAGTTAGTGCGAAACCTAGCTGCTATGGGAACACGCTTTGTCGATATAGCCCATAAGTTAGATATAACCGATGACACCCTTAGAAAGCATTACAAACCTGAATTAGAAGATGGGCGCATAGATGCCAACGCACAAATAGCCAATACCCTTTTTCAGAACGCTAAAAACGGCAATATGACGGCTGCTATCTTTTGGTTAAAAACAAGGGCTGGCTGGAAAGAAACCCAGGTTACAGAGCTTACAGGCGAAGATGGTGGGCCAATAAAAGGCTTAGAGGTTCGGTTTGTCAAGCCAGAGTAGTATTCCACCCGAAATTAGGCAGGCTTTATCAGGGGTAGATTTTCCTTATAAACTGCAATTCTTGTTTGAACCTATGCGCTATAAAGTGGCCTATGGTGGGCGAGGCTCTAGTAAGTCCTGGTCGTTTGCACGTGCCTTATTGGTTAGGGGCGTAAAAGAGCCTACCAGGGTCTTATGTGCTCGTGAGTTTCAAAACTCTATTAGCCAATCTGTTCACAAACTTTTATCTGACCAAATTATTGATTTAAAGCTGGAATCCTTTTATGAAATTACTCAAAACTCCATTAGGGGCATCAATGGATCAGAGTTTGCGTTCGTTGGGCTTAAAAACAACGTGGCAAACATTAAGTCCTATGAGGGTGTGGATATATGTTGGGTCGAAGAAGCACAGAGCGTATCTAAAACATCGTGGAACGTACTTATACCTACAATCCGAAAAGAAGAATCAGAAATATGGGTTACATTTAACCCAGAACTTGAAACAGATGAAACCTATCAAAGATTCGTTGTTTCACCCCCAGAAAACTGCAAGACTGTTAAAGTTAATTGGCAAGACAACCCCTGGTTTCCAGATACGCTCAGATTAGAAAAAGACGCATTATTTAGCCGGGATAGAAACGCTTACAACACAGTCTGGGAAGGTTTATGCCGTCAAACAGTAGATGGTGCTATTTTTGCTAAAGAAATGACAATGGCAGAGCTAGATGGTCGTATATGTAATGTGCCTTATGATCCAATCAAACCCTGCCATGTTGTGTTCGATCTTGGGTGGGCCGATGCCACGGCATTTTGGGTTGTCCAGTTTATTGGCATGGAAACTCGCCTCATCAGGTATTACGAGAACAACCAAGAAACGATAGCGCATTACCTAGCTAAAATGCAATCTTATGGATATGTATATGACACCCTTTGGCTACCTCATGACGCAGGATCAAAGACTTTGGGATCTAACGGCAAAAGCATTGAGGACATCGTTAGAGCTACAGGGTATAACACTAGAGTTATTGAGCGAA